TTGTTGGCACAGCCGTCAATGATGCAAACAACATTCTTGCTAATCAGGTATTTGGATAGGATAGACAAATGGCAACATATAGCAAAGTAGCTTTATCAGGCGCAACAACTGGCGTACCAATCGCTGTAGCTCAGACTGCTTCTACTGGCACAACCATTCACGCCACAGGCACATCTGCTATTGACGAAGTTTGGCTATATGCAACTAACACCGATTCTGCTGCTCGTACTCTTACTATTCAGTTTGGTGGAACGGCAACAGTCAATCAGATTCAGCAATCTATTCCCGCTAACTCTGGACTAACCTTGATCATTCCCGGACTTATTCTTGCCCCATCAGGTTCAGCAATTACTGTTTATGCTTACGCTTCTGTTGCATTCGTTGTCAATATAAGCGGGTATGTAAATAGGGTGGCGTAATGTCTAACCCAATACGCAGAGGCGAATCAGGTTCACAAGTCAATTCGTGGCAACCTTCATCTAACACAGTTACGCCTAATGGATTTACTTCATCTATTGCCCCTTACGGATTACAACTTCAACAGACTAAAAATGCTGGCGATACAACAGTCACAATCCCTGCTGGTATTACTTGGGTTTATGCCATCTGTGTTGGTGGTGGTGGTGGTGGAAACAACAGTACTGCTCAAGGTTATGGCGCAGGTGGCGGTGGGGTTGCGTGGGGTTGGACACTAGCAACTTCATCTTGCATAGTAGGTTCAGGTGGTGCGGCAAACACTTCAGGTGGTTACACCCGCTACGGAAACATCATTGCAGGTGGTGGAATAGGTTCAAGCGCAAATCAAGGCGGTATCGGTAATCTTGGTAGTGGAGCAAGTGGTGGGCTTACTTCGGCTTCTAATGGCGGAACTAATTATTGGGGGATTCCTGCTGGTGCTGCCGCTACTGTAACTGGCGGTACTGGTGGAACTGGTGCTGGCGGTGGTGGGGGATTTGGTTCTTCAACTGCTGGAACTGCTGGCGGTAATGGCGGTAATGGAATTTCAGGAGCAGGTGCTGGCGGTGGGGTTGCTTCAGGTTCGCAAACAAATACAGGTGGAAATGGCGGCTCAGGTTTAGTTGGTGGCGGTGGCGGTGGTGCAACAACAACTACTGGCACTCGTAATGGTGGTTCAGGCGGCAACGGAATCAATATGCTTACTGGCGCACAAACAACTGGTGGCGCTGGTTCAACTGGTACAAATACAAACGGCGCTGGTGGTGGCGGTGGTGGAGTTGCAGGTAATGGAAACGCTGCATCAGGAACAACAGGCGGCGCAGGTGGACTTGGTGGTGGTGGCGGCGGATTTGGCACAACGGCTGGCACAGGTGGCGCAGGAATACTTTACCTTTACTACTAGGAGCTAACAATGACAGTATCTATTTATAACAACTCATCATTCACCGATTCTCCTTATGGGCTACAACTTCGCCAAACTTTTGCTACTGCTGGAACATTCTCTGTTACTGGTATTCCTGCTGGTACAAACCGTATCTACGCAATCGTAATTGGTGGCGGTGGTGCAGGTTCAACAACAACAACTGGCGGTGGAACAGGTGGCGGAGCAGGTGGATATTCTGCTGGCTGGACTTATGTTTCAACTTCGGTAACTGTTGGTGCTGGTGGTACTGGTACTTCAACTGCTGGTGCTGCTGCAAGCGGCGGTTCAAGTATTTATGGAATGGTTATGGCGGGCGGTGGCGGTGGCGCTTACATAGCATCGGGTTATGGTGGCGCTGGCGCAGGTGCAATAACACCTACAATTACAAATACTTCAACAGCCTCATACACAGGTGCACCTGCATCAAATAGTTCAATTTCGTATGCTGCTCCTGGTTCAAATAGTTCCACTACTATTGGCGTAGTAGGAGTAGCAGGAGTATCTTCAGGAGGAGCAGGAGGAGCAACCAATACAACTGGAACTGCAACTGGCGGTGCTGGTGGTCGTGGACTAATTACTGGCGGCGGGGGAGCAGCAGGAACAGCAGGTACAGGCACAGGTGGTAACGGCGGTACTGGAGATTTTTACGCAGGTGGAACTGGTACATCAGGAACAGGAACATCTTTTGGCGGTGGCGGTGGCGGGGCAGGTTACACATCTGTTGGAGCTAATGCTTCTGCTAACAATGGCGGTAATGGTGGCTCAGGCGGTGGTGGTGGAGGCGGTGCTTCTACTGGTGGTACTGCTGGAAGCGGTGGTGCTGGCGTTGTTTATCTTTACTACTAATACGCACTAACACCATAAGCGTTATCATTAGCAAAGCCTGAACCAAAAGGGGCATTATCAAGGAGCTGACATTGGGTTTAATTGACCGTCTAGCAAAAGCAGTAGCAGATCAGATTGAAAAAGCACCAAATGTGAACTTGCCAGCAGGTGCAGTTGTGATGAGCGAACAAGATATGCGTAACGCTAATCAGAATCAGACTTACGGACAACAGACACCGCTATTGCGTAACCCTCTTATGTCAGGTGTTCCATTTGGGCCGGGACAACCTATCTTGCCGGGCGCGATCAACCCACTACGACCTGACGGCAGACCTGACCCACGCCGTTATGAATACCAAGTCGCGCAAAACTTAAACATTGGTAGTGAGCAGAAGCTCGTACAGTTCAAAACTCTTAGAGGCGCAGCAGAACAGATTGACATTGCTCGCCGTTGTATCGAAGTTCTTAAGGCAAAGATTTCAGGTATGGATTGGGATATTGTCATCTCAGAAAACGCCTCAGAGAAGATCATTGCTGAAATTGGTGGCGATCACACACGCGCTATGTCCACCGCGCGCGAAAAGTTTTCAGAAGATATTTATCGCCTAAGAAGTTTTTGGGAGAACCCTGATCGCTCAAACGGATTGACCTTCATTGACTGGATGATGATGGCACTTGAGGAAATCCTTGTGCTTGATGCTTGGGCTATTTGGCCTCAGAAAACTGTAGGTGGAGATTTATACGGATTCCAAATCCTTGATGGCTCAACTATTAAGCCAATGCTTGACGATCGCGGTATGCGCCCAATGCCTCCACAAGCCGCTTACCAACAGATTCTTTACGGCTTCCCTCGCACAGAATTCCAAGCAAACAGCGATGACCCTGATGCAGATGGTGAGTTCACCGCAGATGACTTGTCTTACTTTGTTCGCAACCGTAGAGCTAACTCTGTTTATGGTTCATCACCTGTAGAACGCGCTCTACCTTTGCTTGACCTTTACTTGCGCCGTCAGCAATGGCTACGCGCTGAATATACCGATGGCGTAACACCTGAAATGATGCTGACTTCTGATGCTGACTTCGGTAACGACCCATTGGTAATGAAGCAGTACGAAAACATTATTAACGACAACCTTGCAGGACAGACAGAACAGCGTAAGCGCGCTCTCATCTTGCCAGCAGGTCTAACGCCACAATTCTACGAAGGCTATGGCGAGAAGTTTAAGTCTGCTCTTGACGAATATCTCATCACCTCAATCACAGGTCACTTTGGCGTTCTACCAACTGAAATCGGATTCTCACAACGCGGTGGCTTAGGTTCATCAGGTCATCAAGCAGGAGAAGCAACGGCAGCGCAATCTATTGGTGTCGCTCCACTTGCTCAATGGATTTCTCGTATGCTCACAAACATCTCTTACACATATCTCGGTATGCCACGCGAGCTTGAGTTTAAGTTTATGATCGAAGATGCTCACGATACAGAGGAAGAAGCAAAGAAAGCCGATCTTGAAGTACGCGGTGGAGGTAAGACTCTCAATGAACGCCGTACAGAACTAGGTTTGCCACTTCTTGATACCCCTGCTGCCGATCAGCCAATCCTTGTTGCTGGCAATGGCGTGTATCTATTCTCACCTGACGGAATTGTTAATGCTGCTAATCCAGCAGGGGCATCAGAAGAAGAAATTGACCCTGACACAAATCCACTTCCTGAGGCTATTTCAGCACCTTCTGTTTCTGATTCACAGACAAGCGTTAAGCCTTTACCTAACAAAGATAAGCCTTTACCTGACACGCCAAAGCCAACTGATGACATCGTCAATACAGCAGACTTTGAGAAGGCTGGCGTTCCATCTAAGTCAGAAGTCAAAGATGCGCTATCTCGACTAGCAATCTTGCCTAACGAAGCAGCCGAACATCCAACATCAGATAGCCCTGAGAAGTTGGCTGAATCAGTTGAAAGTCCTTGGCCTGTAGTTGAAACCGCCGAAGGTAATTACATTGTTAACCCTGATGTATGGGAGAAAGCCAAACTTACCCTTGTTAATATCAAGGAACTTTATGGCACAAACTATGGAATGAGCCGTAAGAATGTTGCTGACCATATTGAGTCTATGGGTCAAGCCCTTACTCCTTATCGTGGCTACCCGCTTGTCTATAACGATGGCGAGAAGAACATCATCATTGACGGACACCATCGCCT